GACTTGTTGTCCCATGTCGTTAATTTCAATCATCACATATGCATTATTAAAATCTCTTGCCACTTTGTTTACGATATTAGGATATAACATCGGTGGTATTTTATTGTTACGGTATTTAGCGACTAGTTTATATGGAACAGATGTTGCATCAACTACAGTAAATGCAGAATAATCGCCACCAATACCTCTTGCAGTATCAACACCCATGACATAAGTATGCTCTGGGATCGGATCCTCAAAGATATCTAGACCATCCTTCATGTATATAGGGTCGATAGAACTCATCGCTCCAAGTGTATGTGCATTCACAAGAGTGTTGCTCGAACCAAGGAAATTACAGAGAACTTCTTGGTTGAATTTCAACTCGCCGAGCATCTTGAGTTGTTCTTCTGCCCATGCTTCATCACGTCCAGGAATTTCAGTGTATGGGATGAACATGGGTTTGAATCCATTGACACCCTTTTCTGCTTCATTCCAGAATTTCCAGAAGTGGTTATATCCCAGAGGTGTTGAGGTCAGAAGGATCTTAGTTGTTTGACCCGCAGAAATTGTAGGATAAACTGAAGCGAAGAACTGTTCGGCAACAGTGTTTGGAATAATCGCTGCTTCGTCGATATACAACCAGTTAACAGACTTACCACGAATACCAGAGGCAGTCGTAGCAGCAGTAAATACCTTGGATCCGTTTTCTAATTCAACGTCGCCCTTGTTCCAAGTCTTGACACCTTGCTGCATCCAGAGAGGCAAGTTCTCAAACATACCTTGGTAACGATTCATGACTTCGCGAGCAGCAGAAGTCTTGTTCGCAAGAATAGCAACAGTTTTTGCATCTTGAAACAATGTATACCAAAGAATGCAAGCAGCAGATGTGATAGTCTTACCCTGCTGACGACCTTCCATTAGAATCGCTCTACGATTATCTAGGATATGATGGACTTTGCGCTTCTGGCACTCATACAGTTTGAACGGAACAAGACCTTCGTCGAGCGACACGATCATGCAATAATTCTCAATGAAGTAAATTGGATCTTCCTCGCACAAAGCGAGTTCTGTCAATTGCTCCGGAGTAAAATTATGTTTGTATCCAATCGGTTTTAAATTAATATTACCGTGATACGAGGATTCATCAATCATGTTCTATAACTTTTGCTTTCTCTGCTTTCAATGCTCGGAGTAGATCTTGGGTGCTTCCAGAAAAGATGATATTATTCTGTGTGTCTATTTGCTGAGACTTTTTGCTATCATCTTGAAGAACTTTTTTCTTTCTCGCCTGAAGATCCATTAGATCTTTAGCAGTATCACCAGTTGTTTTGATCAATTGTCCAACGACTTCATACGCACGAGGACTGTCGCTTGCAAGCGCAACATTTAACATACCCTCTAATGCTCTTTGACTTGTGTCAATCAATTCATTCAATTTATTGCGAGCAACATTGTAATCATCTTCAATGTCATTACCAGTAGATTCGATGACTGCTGGAACTGCAGATGTAGTCGTAGTTGCTGGGAGAATCTCCACTTCAATTACTTCAACTGGTTCTGAGATCTTTGTTGTTTCGGTTCCAAAAAGATCGTCAAGATCTTGATAGTTACCCTTGTTCGAAAAATTCATCGAATTGCTCCACATAATCCCAGTCATCAGTTACTGCAGCAGTATCTGGATTTGTTGTCACTTGATATTTTTGTTGATAAGTAGGTTGTTCAATATCCGTATATGTATTTGCGATTGCGCTTCGGATAATTCCTTGTTGCTCGACTGGACCATATAGGTTTAATCCAAGCGTAAAGTTTAACGTCCAAACAATTGAACGTCTTTGCATGTAGTCACCAGCATAATCATCTTCATAATTGATTGAATCGAGAACTATCTGAAGATCTCTCTTGATTCCCATAGAAGGAATATCGGTTATGGTGACACAGAAGTCAGGATTGAAGAACGGAATTATTTGCTCAACAATCTGCAGCGCATCATCTTGATTCTTTGCCATTGCATACAACGAAATATTCATGTCATATGGCGTACTGGTGAACTGAGATCGCAGCATGTTAGGATCATCGCCCAGACCGATTGCTACGTTCTTAGTTAGCAAGTTAATCTTTCTCGCAGGATTATATTGCAATCCTGTTATCTCAAACCCCATTCGCGGGAGTATGATTGCTGTTGCCTGTGTAGTCGTTGTTGGTTCAACCGCAATACGAGCGAGAAATTTATTTTTTGGTGAATATGCCAAAGGAACACGAACAGATTGCACGACTTCTTGATCAGAATTGTATCTCTTAACAGAAATCTGATTGAAGATGGTACCGAAAGCAATGATTGCTTTTCTGATGTGTTGATGATAAAAGTGTTGACGTAAAAACATTATGCTCTTTTCTGTACCTCACCGAATGGATTGAATGCGGTGAAGTCTAGAATGCCTTCTGCTTCTACCTCGAATTCATCATTGTCTGATTGTGGATCTGTGTCTGCAGTTGCATATATCTCAAGGATAATTGAATCATCGCTAGAGTTTAGAACAAAGTCCCCTGACTCTTGAAGCAGTTGGAATCTGTAAACATCTTGATTTGATGCGTCAGTGATTGAATCGATTTCATCGATCCCTGTATCAATTCTTTCAGAACTGAATTCGAAGACATCACATTGCAGTTTATATGTGTAGATCTTGCCGAGTTGATAGAACGGATTTAAGAAGTCAACATACTTGATCACGAAAAATGTTTTGGTTTTCGAGAAGTAAAGCAGATCGCCTTCTGCTGGTCTTCCTGGTAATTCTAGTACTGCATTCTGAGCAACACCTTCTTCCCAGCGTCGTTTGGCAACTACGAATGTTGCTGAAGATCTAAACTCAAAACCGAACTTAGTAAATAGTTCGCCTTCACCCTCGAAACCTTGAACATTCTCAAGATACATTTCGAGAGGATATGCTTGATCGAAATACTGAAGTGCATCTTCACCTAGGATACCGTCGAGATTACCAGTTTGCTTTGGAAGATAGAAAACATCGTGACCGTATATCTTCAAACTTTCAATAACAAGATCTTCCACCAAACGTTGTTCGTTTGTGGTTCCAGATGTATTGCCAGATTGAAAATAGAAGTTCGTTGGCATGTCTTATCCAACCATGAAGTCTATTGGCAACTCTGACTTCAATTGCATTTCGTTTTCGATTGTCGTGATTTCTTCGACTGCTTCTTCGTAGATCTCTCTACCATTTAGAATGACACCCCCAGGAAGTTGGATTCCGCCAAACTTTTTCATGTTCTCGCCCCATTGACGTTTGATCAAAGCAGTCGAATACCGCTTCAGGAACATGTCATCATAGACTTGTGTGTAAGTTGTTGGATCTAGGATGCGATAACATTCAACGACAACAAAATCATCAGGATTTAATACTTCTTCCCAATTCATGTCGATATACATCTTGTCCATCTTACGATTGTATTTGAATGAACGATCGCCGACTAGAAGCATGTCAAGCATTGAGAGATGCTGTTGGACTTGTGTATAATAAACCATGTCAGCAGACAGCAAGTTATACATGTCATTAAGACGGAACTGATAGATGAGATCGAACATGTTGTTGCGATTGTTCATACCCGAACTTGGACCATTGACTGGTAGAACACGGATAACACCAATTACTGAATCTGGAAGAGGAAGATACCCGTTTTGAATATCTCCTGGAGTATAGAAACCAGTTGCGGCGAGTGCTCTGCTGAAACCCGATGTGGAACCAGTAACAGTTTCACCTGTTGTGAATATACCTTTTACGTTGGTTATTCTCGCAGTAGTTCCAGATAATGTATATAAGATACATGTTGCGCCTGAAGTATTACCAACTAACAACTCGTTGTTTTGAAAAGAGGGCGCAGACAATCCCGAGAATTTTAATTCTGCAGTGGAAACTTGGTGTGTGAGATAGAGTCTTTCGACACCATCAAAGTGATACTCTTGGAAATACTGTAATGCGTCATCAATACGATCTTCCACTTGATCATCGTCCACATTAATTTCGATTACTGGAAACCCAAGTCTGCGCAAACAGTAATCTATTAAACCTTGTCTTGAAGAAATTGCCATATCTTGTCCTCTTTGGGACTATTTATAATTACCAAGAAGAGAGCGCAACTCTCTTCCAAGTATCGGTTGCAACACAGATGTAGAGATAATCGGCATCAATTGCAATAGTATTTACTATTCCAGTTGATGTGGATGTAGCAGGCACACCGACAGATTCAACGTATATGCTAATATCGCCAAGACTTTTTGATGCAGAAGATTCAGTTTCCACATCACCTAAATTTAACGTGGTATTCGCATTTTGTGTAATTAAACCAAAATCTTGGTTTGATGAGAGATAAAAATCGTCTGGTAAATTGCTACCAATTTCGATAATACTACCATCAGTTTTTTTCGAGTATAATATTCCATCTGCTAAATTTACTGCAAGTTCTCCCACTGCAATATCACTCACGGAAGGTATTGCATCGGCAGTTTCACTTCTTTTGATTTGAATAATTGTTCCCATTAGTTAAGTAGAGACCCCGCTTCAGTATAAACATTAATACGAGCGATAGAATACCACTGGGTAGATGATGATGCCATCAATTCAATCGAACCGTTTGCTGCGACCTGAATTGCTGCGTTTGCTGATAATGCGTCGATTGCTCCGCCAGTTGCTGGATAGATACTAAGAGTATTTGCGCCCTTGTTGACAATTACAATTCTACGACCAGCAGTGGCAGTTGGGAGTTTAACTCCAGCAGATGCGGCAACTGTAGTAACTACGTTATAATCTACAGTCAGCGCAGTAGCACCTGCTTGATCTGAACCAGCAGCAGAAACTGCATTGTTATTATTTACAACCGCACCATTTAATGCAGGTGTTGTTAATGTCTTGTTAGTTAGAGTCTGAGTCGCTGCCAGAGATACAATTTCGAATCCTCCTGCAGCCACACCGTCGTGAACTACTATAGTGTCTTTTGTTGTATTTACGGTAACTTCGCCCTCGGCACCAGTAAAGGTTGAGTGCTGAACCGTAGTTCCTCTTCTAAGTTGTAAAATCGTTGCCATTTGTATCTCCTAGTCCACCCTATTTAGGTAGTATATGTTCCACCATCAAGAATGGCACCGTCTTTTATGTTTGCTAGAGTGGTTTTCAATAATTCATGTCCGCCAGCAGTGGAACCATCGTGCACCCTTATCGAATTGTTTGTAGTATCCACAGTAATTTCAGCTACGGCACCAGTAAAGGTATTGTGTTGAGTGGAAGTACCTCTTCTCAGTTTGACTCTTGCTGCCATTATGCGATACTCCCGTAATCTACTGCGTTGTATGCTGCTACTTCATCAGTAATCAATCCATAGTCGAGATCGGTTATCTGATTGAGACGAACAATTGCTGTTCCAGGAGTTGTAGTTGTGTCTACATCGAAATCGCTGAATGCAGTATCAGAAAATGCAATTGTGCCTACCGAAGTAGTTCCAGCGCCACCATCAACTCCAACACCACCGATAGAAACGATGGTTCCGTCTGCTTTCTTGGAGAATAACTTTTTGTCTGTTAAGTTTAAAGCTAGTTCGCCTATCGCAAGTTGACCCGATGTGGGTATTGCACTAGCAGTTTCACTTCTTTTTATCTGGACTATCGTCGACATTTAAAACTTCCTTCTCGGTTTGTTCCGCATCGTCGACGAGGTATGGTTCTTCTGCGCCAGTATAACTGTAATCAGATTTCAATTTACCATCAAGACCCATGTAGTCGGACTTAGGAACTGGTATTGCTTGGATATCTTCTAAAACTTGAATCTTTTTCTGCAACTCATTAAGCGATTCATTCGCCATTGTGAGTTGAGTATTCAGCATGATGTTATCAAGTGTTAATGCCTTCAGTCGTTCTGCAAGATTTGCAATATACGAGTTAATAAATTTTGTTTGATCCATTATCTATCTCCAAAAAAGTGGGAGGGGAGTAATTCCCCTCCCTTTATATATTAGTATGTTCCACCGTCGATATTACCGAACGAAGGAGCAGCACCTGAACCACCAGATAGAAGTGCTTGACCAGCAGTTCCAGCAGCAGTAACACCGAGTGCAGAAGTACCATTACCGAACATAACACCGTTAGCAGTAAACGTTGCCGCACCAGTACCACCGTTTGCAACAGTGATTGCTGAAGCAAGCGACGAAACAGTTCCGCCTTCAAGGTTAGCAACAAGAGTAGCAATGGTGTAACCAGTTGCCGCTGTGTTAACAGTTGTGGTTGGAGCAGCTTGTGAATCC